AATTTTTTGTTTTCTTCCATGAGCTTAGAAGCTGCGTTAATTGCTTCTTCTTTAGTTCTAGCGGCTTCTTCTTTCTGCCGTCTTTCTTCATGGTACTCATATTTGAGTTGTTTAATTCTTTTTTGTACATCGCCTGAGTATTTAGATACCTCATCATCATCTGGTATTTGAGGCTCTACGTTTTCTGCTCTCTTAGGCTTTCCTCTGTCTGCTTCTGGTGTGTCATCGATCTCTTCTATTTCTATAGGATCGTTAGACATATCAATTTCTTGTTCTATTTTTTCTGCTGTATTTTCCATTATACCCTCGTATATTCTCTAGGATCATCAACCACAGCTTCAACTGTGTCATCATTGATTAATCTAAATTCTTCACCTCTGAGCTTAAACCTTGTTCCAGAATATGATCTGAATATTACAAAATCACCTTCTTTACAGTATGGGCCATCTGGAAACTTATCTGCATCATTATATGCAGCTTTTCCCAAAGCTATGACCAATCCTATAATAGAAGCTGTTTGCTCCATTCCTTTTAATTTGTCTGGAATAATAACACCACCACTAGTTTTTTCTTCTAACTTTGGTATTGCTATTAATAGTTTGTAACCCTGTGGTTCAGGTAATTTACGAGTAGTTTCTTCGTCTAGTTCTATTTTTTCTGCAGAGTACATCTCTGGTCCTTTTTGCAGTGATTTAGGTTCACAGTCACCTTGCAGACTCTATCGTCTGAAATATCGTTACTTTAAATATACACAGATGTTGACTACTTGAAAACCCCTAATCTTCAATAAATCGTTTTTCAACTTCTTCCAACAGTTCTTTAGAAATTGACAATCCTTCAATTTTACCTACAAGTCTTTGATATTCCTCAAAGTTTTTAGGTCTACCAGATGAAAGATAATTGGATACAATATCCATTTCTTCTTGAACTTTTTTAATTATGTGTGTGTATATAGTTTCGTTTTTACTCATTTGCTAAATCTTTTGCTATGTCTACAGCAAGTTTTGTACCTTCTGCAATAGCTTCGTTTTTAATCTTTTGAGATTGAATTTGAGCGTCTGAAGAATTTTTTGTAAGGGCAACACCAAGTCTCGCACCTTCTCTTTTGTTTTCAGACTCCAGTCTTTCGGTTTGATTTTTATCATTCATCATCGCTTTCTGAGCTTCCAATTCTAGTTTAGCCATATCTATTTGTTTTTTATGTTCAAGCTCTTGTTCTTTTATGGCAAGCTCTCTTTGTTGAATTTGAGTTAACGGGTCTTCTTGTTGTCTTTGTGCCTGTGCCTGTTGAGCTTCAGCTGTATTAGATTTCAATAACTTCTCTGCTGCTTCTGCAGTTATTCTTGACAACTCTTCTTCCGCATCTTCTGGTAATGGCTTTTCATGATTAGGCATAGAGACACCAAGATTTTTCTCTATCTCTTTTCTGTACTGAAATGCCACATGCTCTGTTATGTGTGCTGATAAAGCTGCTTGTATTGCGCCTGCAAATGGTGACTGCCCTACAATTTCTTTTATCTTTGGATCATTAGCAGCTGCCATATGAACTCTTATGTGAGCTTCATGATCTTGATATTTAAATGCCTTTACTGGCTCTTGCTTTAACATTGCCATGTTTTCCGTAACAGGATCAGCAGGTTTAATATCTTCTGGTAATTTAATAATTGAGCTTGCATCTTGAATGCCCAGAACTTCAAGCATTTGTCTATGGAGTTTACCCATATCATAAAGTTGTGGCGCTTGCTGTGCAAGCTGTAGAGCTGCTTGATACTGCATAACTCTTTGTGACATTGTTGCCGCATTAGGATCAGATACTGGTATTACATCTATACGATCGTCAAAGTCTTTTGTTCTAGAAAAGTCTCCTTCCATCTCATAAGCGTATGTATCATCCATGTAATCCTTGATAACATTAGCAAGTAATCTTAACTCATTCTTTAATGCTGCATGAAGTCTAGCCTGTACACCAGACATAACTTTCATTGATCTTTCCATCAAAGCAAGAGTTGTCCCAACAGGTGCTTGGGCGTTGATGTCCCCAACCTGTATATCGGCTACCGATCCTATTCTTCTTCCTTCGTCAACGATATTGCCAAGTAATTGGTACAATACTGATGACGGCTCTTTGTAAGGAATGAAAGTAATAGCGTCACGGATCGCACCACCCGGGACATCAACGTCACGGAACTCACCCGGCATGAGAGGCGAATCATCCCCTTTGATACGAAGACCCCTAGCTTTAAGACCAGCAGGCAGATTCGACAACGTACCGGCATCGATAAGTTGTCTGAGAATTGAGGTTGCACTTTTTGCAAGTCCCCCGATGAGGTGTATAAGTCCTGTACCGTAAAAGCCCAACCCGGGGAGATACCTGTAGTGGACAAAGTATTGTCTCTTTCTTTTCTTCTTGTCATCTTCGTAATAGTTCCTTCTTATGGATAATATCTCTCTGGATGATTTATCTATTGTGATAACGTAAGGTCTGGCTATACCATCTTCTTCTTCAAATGGCTCCGGCATTTCCATTTCCACATGCATCTCAAGAAGAGTATGCCTGTCATCATCTTCAATAGTTGCAGATTCACCCTCTAACTCGTCATATTTTTCTTGTATATCTGAGAAATCTGGCTCTGGCTCTGGTAACTCTATGTCACGATAAAACCCATTATTCATTAACTTTGCAATGTCGTTGTATGATTTTTTCATTACATGTGTGTATCTTTCACATGTCATAAGATCAGATGCGCCATATGAAACAACAAAGTCTTCTGCAGGCACAAACATTGCACATGGTCTTTCCATGATTGGGTCATAGTAAACTTTCTTAAAAGCTGAACCAGCTAATGGAAGTTTAAATAACATCTGCTCTGTTTCGTCACGGTATTCTGTCATCTCTTCAGTAAGAAGATAATTCATTTCATTCTCAACTCTAAGAGCCTGTTCTGTCTTTTCTACAGACATCTTCCCAAGTATCTTAGTTCTCACTGGACCAGAAGCTGGGTATATCTCTCCCATAGCCTGCGCTTGAAATCTAACTATTGATTCTGTAAGTATTGGGTGAAAGACGCCTGATGAACCAGCCCACGGCTGTTGTCTTTCTTCTATCTTCAGTCCAAGTAAATCTAAGCCTTTAACATAACTCTTTGCCCATTCACTTCTTGATTGTTGGTCTGTTTGAAAATTGCCAAGTAACTCACTAGCCATAGACTGTAAATCACTTTCATCTATTTCTTCTGCAAGGTTTCTGTCAAAATCACCTCCAATGATTTCTTCTACTTGCTCTCCAGTAAAATCTATTACCATCCCGCCATCTTCTGTTTCTACAGATACAGCATCAGGATTTTCTATTTCTATTTTTATTTCTGTTGGCTCAATATCGTCTTCATCACGAATCATTGGTGTCATAGGTTTTTCAATAGCCATATTTTTTTTCCCTAGTAATATTCAACTGGTCTTCTATATTTCGGCTCATCATCCCAGTCATCCATAGTGGTTCTTATCCAACCACCTTGCCTGAATCTTAACAGCGCTTGAGTCGTTGAGTCAACCAAGTCATCATGGTCTCCTGCTGGAAACGCTGCACATTCTTCAATAACTTCTTCCGCCCATCTTGTAGGTGGATACCAAACTACGCCACTTGCAAACAGATCAGTAACACCGTTTACCCTAGCTATCTTATCCTGTCCACGGCTTGGTGTAAACTCTGTAACTGGTATTCCCATAGCACGAAGCTCAAAAATCAAGGGAGAGCCTGCTGCTTTTGCCTCAACAATCATCTGATCTGGTTCAAATTCCCAGTATTTATCATAAGCTGCGCGTTTTAATTCAGGAAATTCTAGCTTTTCTTTGTATGAATCCAGTAAAATTAGGTTAGGTATTTCGTTTCCGTCATCATCAGGGTGGTGAAAGATGCCCCATGTTGTACAAGCACTATAATCCGCTCTTTGCGTTTTTAAGAAGGCTGTGTCCCATGATTGAATTATGGAGTCACATGGAGGTAAATCTTTTTTATCCCACTCCTGCCACCATTCACGCTTGATTAAAGCACCTTCTTCCGATGTAGGGTCCTGTTGGTACTGTGCATTCCACTTTGATACAGGTAATTCAGCTTTTAGTGCGTCTAATTCTGTACCGCTCCAAAATTCTGGCCATAATGGCTTTCCTGAAGGCATAATTGCAGGTAATTGTATGACTTCCCACTCATTTGAGCCTTCTCTTTCTGTAGATTTGGTAATTATTTGCCCTGTTAGGTCTCTTTTTGACCATCTTGTCATCACAAGTATGATTGCACCACCCGGTTGCAGTCTTTGACGAGGTCCAGAGGTGTACCATTCGTAAACTTTGTTATAAACTTCAGGATTATACTCGCCCATTGTGGCTTCTTGCTCTGAATGCGGGTCATCAATAATAAGAATATCGGCACCTTTACCTGTAACAGCACCTCCAACACCTATTGCGAAGTAATCACCACGCTTATTTGTGTTCCATCTTCCTGCCGCTTTACTGTCTGTAGATAATTCTATGCCCGGAAACACATTTTGGAAGTCTTCGTTCTGTATTAGGTTACGAACCTTACGACCAAAGCCAACTGACAGCTCTGCAGTGTGTGCTGTCTGAATAACTTTCTTATCTGGATACATTCCCAAGAACCATGCAGGAAATAAATAACTGGCAAACTCCGACTTAGTGTGACGGGGTGGCATGTTGATAATCAATCTTTTTAATTCACCCCGGGCTACTCTCTCAAATGCATCTGCCATAATCTCATGGTGCCTCCCATGAATAAATGAAGGCCACATCAAATTAACAAAAGGCAGAAACTCTTTTCGTGCCTGTTCCTTTTCCTGAATTTCACTAAGCTCGTCAACTAAAGCTAAAATTTCTTTTTGTTTCTCTGGAGAAAACTGGTCTAACTTCTTAGATGCCGATTTCAATATTTTAGATAGGTCATTCATTTTCGTTTATGTGTTCACTTGGCCTGTTCTCCACTATCTCTCTTGCTAAGTCTATCATCCAAAGGCAAGATACTGTATTAACAGCAGAAACAACGTGCAAAGACCTGTCACCATTCTCATCAGTTACCCATCCAATAACAACAGGCTCTTCTAATTCAGGGTAATCTCCCTCAACCTCTTCTGAGAAAATATTTTGTTTTCTAAAGTCGTCTAGATTTATAACGTTGTCTGTCAATCGAAAAATCCCAACTAGTTATATAATACTAGTTATAACTAGTAATGTTATACTAGTATAAATAAACATATATACTAGTAATAACTAGTAGGGAACCCCCTAAATCAATTTTTTTTTACTTTTTTTTATTGGTTTTTACATATATGGGCATGTGGGGGCATTAGATTCTAGAAAAATATTAGGGGTGACCCCTCTTGACAGAATTTTTAATTTTAGTGTGCAACATAAACTACGTGGCGTGGCGAGGGGGCGACCAACATACGGGGGGTAGGACTAGGGTGGGGTAGCTAGAAGTCGAAATTAACTTTTAGGGGAGGCGAAATTATACAAACTTCTAGACTAATTACCTAGCAACTTCTGCAACTTAGATTTTAAATCTTGTTCTATTTCCTCAGGTGTTCTGTCAGCTTGTTTTGTTTCCATCTCAACCTTATCGCTAAACATTGAAACAGTTTTACCTAACAACTCTAATGCTCTTATCCTACTCGATGCATTGTCAGCTTGATCAGCCTCTTCAGTTAGTCTTTTCAAAACGTACTGCTCTCTTCTAAATGCTTGTCGTGCGGTGTTCTCTTCATTCTCTCTAATAATAGCTTTATATCTTAGTGACATCTTAGTGTTATGAAATAATCTAGATGCATTGATGCTTATAACTTTATCTGAGGTTGTGTTCTTCACTTCATAATTATCTTTATAAGATTGTAATAATGTTTTT